TCAGTATTAGCACGGTATCAGAAAAGAGAGAGTGATACTATTGTACCACTCCCTCTGTTATATTTTAAATCATCTTATACCTTTCAAGTCTACCTGTATTGTACTTCCATCCCAGTTACCACTATCTCTTGTCACTGTCAACCAGTGTGCACCAACACTTGTAACTTTTGAAGGGAAAGTGCCAGTCCCTGGTATTGTTGTTGTTACTTTCCATTCGAATAAGTTAGCGTTTTCTACTGGAATATATACAGCTCTACTGTTTGCATAGGTAGGTACAGATGCTGTTATAGTGTAACCACCTTGATATTTATAATCAAGTGCTACTATTTGTGTAGTAGACGCAGTTGAAAGTGAGATACCGTTTTTATCACCAGGTATGTATCCATAATGTTCAGAATTTGTGAGTCTAAAAAGAATCATGTTATTTATATTGTCGGTTGTATAAGAGTTAGCAAAGTTAAGTACTAAAGGTGAACCAGTAGCACCAAAATTTAATTGAGCGGCATCATCAACAGCAACGGCATGTTGTGAACCATTTATTTTACATCCTATTGCATTAAAGTACTGTTTAGCAACGTTTGCGCTAGCTTCATTATGAACATAAATACCGTCACTACCATAAAATTCACAATTTTTAAAAGTATAATTGCAACCTCTTGTACATCCACAGCCTAACGCTGGTTGATTTTCACTAGTAAATTTACAATTCACAACATTTAATGTAGTACCATAACTTGTATCGGTACTTCCATCAAGATGAAAGGCATAAGCAGTTTTACTTGTTGAATGAAAAAATATGCCCTCAATATAAGTATCACCATAAATATTTGCAGGTCCATTAGGATATGCTGTATCGCTAACAATCTCTGGCATATCAATACCAATAAGGTCTATACCTGGATTTTTTGTAAGTACAATACTTTCTTTGTATACACCACCACAGATTAAAATTGTAACTCTGTTATTTCTACTGCAATATCCCTTTGCAAAGGTAATAGCCTCATTAATTGTATGAAATCTTCCACCATTTTTGGCAACTGTAATAACACTAGGGGTGTCACCATCAAACACAACGTTTTTTAATTCATTTAATGCACTTGTTGTTAAATCAATTTTTTTATTAAATTCAGTATTAGTATTAGTCTGATTTTTTTTAAATGCCTGTAAATCACTGTTAGTATTATTTGCAAGCTCTTTAGTTGCGAGGGCTTCTTTTCTATACTCTTCAACCTGTGCATTATAATTACCAGTATTAACCCAATAATCTGTATTATTAATTTCCACATTTGCAGGCACTGGTACTTTACTCGTAAAGCTATTGCCCATATAAGTTACCACGCTCAACGCTTCATACTGCAAAGCCTTATTCCACTCACCCATAATTTTCGGCACATACCTAGCACCAACATACTGTCTGTTAATTAATTCATTACTCATATTACTCTTACCTCTCTTTCTTAATAGCTTAATACTAAATGTCCATAGTCATAGTTACCAATCCCAATATTATTTTCAATATCTAATCCAGTAGTATTAAATGTTATATTCTTCCAAGTAGCAGGAATATTATAAATAATATATCCACTGTCACTAATAGTAACAAATATCATAGTTGCAAGATATTCACGAACAACGCTCTCTATAAAGCTAGTATCAAAGTTATCAATCCATTCCTGCACCTGCTTTAATTCCTGCTTTAACTTTTCGACATCATTAATAATAGCTTTATCATTTTCAATCAAATTATTAATATAGTCAACGCATTTGCAGATAACTTCATAATAACTTAATTCATCATCATACACTAATGGTAACACTTTAAAGCACCAGAACCTAAACTCTGTTAAATCTTTATAATTTTCGTTCATTATTATCTCCTTCCCTTTTACCATAAAGTAAAGAAACAATCACTACAATCCTCAATAATCATCATATCAATATTGAGAAAAGTCTCTCTAAATTTCTTTAATAAACTGCTATAATTTTCTGTTCCCTGTTTGCCTTTTACTGTCTCAATATATTTATCAGTATTATTAATATTTTCTGTACCATTTCCAGTTTTAGTATCATTCCTTGTCAATGTATCTGTACTTTCATTAGTAGTTGTATTATCTTCATTCACCTTAGTAACTGTAGTCAATGGTACACTATCAGCAATACCTTGAGTATCCATACTATTCTGTGGTGTATCACTAAATCTATTCAAGGTATCAGTATTACTTGTACCACTTTCACTACTCACATTTTTACTTGTACCACTATTAGTCTCTGTATTATTACTTGTTTTATTACTTGTACCGCTACCCTCTCTACTCCTAGTCAAATCTACATCATAAAAAGGATTAAACTCAAGCAACTCGCTTTTATACAACTGATTGTAATAAGGCATAATCTCATTGAGCTTAGCATTTAATGCAAGCTTCCACCTACCTACAGTCTCATGTGCAATCTCCCTCGTATAATAATGCTTTAATATCTTCCTGCACAAAACTTGTCTATAGTTTTCATCAAAAATAGGAAAATCAAAATTAAAAACCTTATTCCAACATTTGTCTAAAATACTATCAACATTATTTGCCCCCTCACTTTCACTCAAGCCTGCACTATTTTCACAAATAAATCGCACCTCTGTTGTATACTTACTCATTATTCTCACCACCTTTACCTACATCAGTCTCATTACTTAAATCTGCTTTATCGACATCATAAGTATCAAGTATCTGCATGTCCTCTCTATAATCAACACTAATGTTTAAATCAAACATTTTGTTAATCTGCTCACATGCCTGCTGTCTCATAAACACTCTTGAATATCTACTAGCAATAGTTCCACCTAAGTTTCTTTGTACTTCATCAGTTATCATTCTCTCTTTCTTTACAGTATTAACATTACTAATGCCTAAGTAAGTTAATGCTTCATTCCAGTACTGGGTCTTTAAATCATACAGTTTATCCGCAACATATGGACTTGTAGTATCAAGTGTCTTAATACCGCTTAAGTCTAAGTTCTTATCACCAAAAATGAATGGTTCATTACCCATATACTGTGCATACAGATTTTTCATTACCAATCTCTGATTTTCAGTACAAGTGATAATTTTAGGTGTTTTTTGCTGTATCACATTCACATCAATAGTCCTCTGTATTTCATACAGCCTTTTACTCATTTCCTGCACATCAAGTATGCTGTTAGTGTGTAACATGTTATTAAAAATAATAACACTGTTACTAGGGTCAAGTTTCATTTGATAACCATTTTGTGCAAAGGCTGTTCTTTTAATAGGTATTCTGTAAACATCAAGAGTGCCACCAATCATAACTTGTAAACCTAAATAACCCATGACTTCATCTTTAAAAAATACTGCCATTCCGTCATTGAAAAGTGCTAGTTCTAAGAACCTTGCGTCAATAGTATCAGGTAAGTTCTTCCAGTCAAACATTGATATGCTTAATTCTGTTAGTCTATTAACATACTGTAGATATGTTCGCTGATTTTGTAAGAAAGCTTCGGTCTGTGCTTTTCTTCCTTTTCTACTCATTGTCTCACCTCTTTTCTAATTAGGACTGTTATCTAATGAATAGTTACCTATTTCACTAGCGTTTTTCCAAAATGTAATACCATTGTCAAAAATGTTCTTAATAGCTGTGACATCATTGTTACTACAACTATTTCCTATTAATTCGCAATTTTGTGTTTTAGTGTAAGTCCAATGTGGTCTACTATGGGTGTTAGGTACTTTTACTCTTTTAGTAGCATATCCATATTTATCAAAGTATTCATCAATAATATGTGCATATTGTGGTGTTACCTGCATTTGTTTAAAATAAAAATCTTTGTTTCGTGTAGCGACATCAATTGAACCGCTATTACTTCCTCTTGTTTGTGGTGGTTTACTGTATGCTAGCATAGCATCTATACCATTATCAACTATACCAGTTGCACCACTTAATGCTAATTCCGGATTAAAGCTACCCATTCCTGCAACAACTGTACCAGTATTTAATAAAGCTGACATAGTTAATTTACTAGCAGACTGTGCTAACCATGCTTTATAAGCATCAACAGACCATGCCACTTGTGGAAAATCACCCATAACTAATTTTTCTGAATAATTACCTTCATCAACATTAGTACCATTATAACCCATAGGAACTAATGCTATTTGTGGATTTCCTACAACACTTCCGTATAAAGCAAAATCACAAGTATTTTTTACAAACCATTCATATCTATATATTGCAGAGTTATCGCAACAATCTACTGCTAAATAATTAAAAGGATATGTTAATAACTTTTTATTTTTTGGTGTATATCCACCAATTGTAGTGTTTTTTGCTACTACGTTTACTTGCACACTTGGCTGTGTAGTTGTTGTGTAAAAATCACTTGGCATTAAAAAAATATTTACAATGCTATCTTGTTTGTTAGCTTGTGTGGCTGCATCTAAATAAGTTAATAATGCTTGTACTTGCTCATTGTTATCTACTCGTCCTGCTATATAATCTACACCACTAAATAAACCGGCTTGATAGCCACCAGTTTTTGTTCCCTCTTTTGCATAAGTTGTTGCTATTACTGCACTATAACTTGCAAAATGTCCACTTTTACTTATAGCATTACAAACAATCGGCCCAGTATCAATATTTTCTGTTACGATATTACTGCCTGCATAATCAATACTGCTATGTTCTCTTTCAACAAAACTCTCTTTAAGAGTGCAGTCAAAAAGAAACCACGTTTGCATAACATCAATAGTAAAATATACATTGCTAACTTTATCGTTCACATACTCAATATTAGTAATAAAAGCATAAAACCATTTACTGCCATAGTTAGTATTTTGAAACATCATATAATTACAATCATAAATACTTTCTGCATTAGCACTCATTCTCACAACACCCTGTTGTCCGTTAATTCTCTGAAAACTAGCTTTATCCATAGTCTTGCTAACTTTACTTTCAAAATAACTTTTTTGCACACTTCTGCTTGTAAAGTAAATAGTATCTTTATAACTGCTATCTATTGGTACACCACTGCATAATTTGATAATACTATTAGGTTGTATTTGCATATCTTCACCACCTTTAAAAGTAGGAGAGCAATTACACTCTCCTACTATATCTTATTTTACGCAACTGTAATAGTCGCAGTGCCAACCATTGTGCTATCAAACGTGCTAGTAGCTTTAACTGTAATAGGTCCTGCTGTAGCATCATTATTAACTTTAAGCATACCTGTACTTGAAATACTAGCCTTATCACCCTCTTCTACAATACTCCAAATAACACTCTGTGGTGCATAGTTATCAGTAACAACAGTAACACTCAACTGTAACTGACCACCTGCACTAACTGTAGCTGTACTCGGAGTAACTGTAACTTTTTTTACAGTTGGCACACCTGCAACAAATACAGCATTGTTAGAGAACGGAGAAACGCTAAATGTTTTCCATACATGATACCAGTAGTTCCAATACAGTCCCTCACCGTTGTACTGTTCTGTAAAGTTCTGATAGTTGTCAAATATCATGAACCAGTCACTATCAACCATTACACATGGTATAGCGTCAAGTGCTTCAAGTTCTGGCTTGCTTATCGCTGTATAAGTTGGGTCATCAGCAAAGAGAATGTTTAATCTCTCAATGTCTAAATCACCAAAACTATCTACAAGAACATGATGTCCGTCAAACTCTGCTCTGTCCATATTGAAAGCACTTGCAAGTACTTCGACATTCATAGTAGCGTCAAACTTTGAATTGACTAACAAATACTGCTCCTGCTTAGGTGTATGGTTCATAACACCTGCAAGGTTATTCTTTGAGTTAAGGAATGTAAACTTGTTTGATACTCCCTTAATGGTACTAACAATGCTATTCATATTTGCACTGTTAATAGCAGGAATAGTAACTGGGTTCATTAGTCCATTTAAGATATGTTTTGCAAGCATATACTTCATAGTCTGAAACTCGTCATAGTTAGCACCAGTATACATAGCGTCTACAATCTTAGCAATCAAATCTGTAATGCCGTCAATAGACAGAAAAGCCTGTCTCAACTGGTCATTTGAAATTGTAGCTTTGTAGAACTTCTGATAGTTCATAATGTGAAACGCACTGCGTACATCAGGAATTTCACGCTTGAATACATTAGACTCTGCAACCTGTGGGTCAAACTGAAATGGTTTTGCAATATTAACAAATACCTCTTCGATAGACTCACCAAATTCGAGCATACCTTTTTTAAACATAGCCCAAGGATTATCATATGATTTGCTTGTTAAAATTACTCTACCTATTCTGTTTACAAGAGCAGATAAAAACTCATTCTGTAAAGCAGGATAATCCATAATTACTGCACCAATTTCTCTGATTGAGTCAGAGTCAGCTGTAGCCTGTGGTACATAATCTTTGTAATTAGTACTTGCGTTGTTTCTTATAGCATTTAAGATGTCAACGCTTGAATTAGTAAGTGTCTTAATTTTTGGTTTTGTAGCCATAATTCCTAGCCCTCTCTTTCTTTAAATAAATCATCAAAGGAAATGTCCTTACCGTCATCAGTAATATCTTCCCTTTGGCCTCTTAATACTTCATTAGGGTCTGTACCCTCTTTACCTTCAAAAAATCGTGCTTTATATTTTTCTCTCCACTCATTGTCGTTCTGTTCATATTTTGCTTTCCAATCAGTAGTATCACTTGCACGTGTTTCAAGGTCATTGTAAGTGTCAGTAAAATTTTCAATCATAGCAAGTGTGTTATCATCAGCACTGTCGCCTGCTAAACCTTTTACTGCGTTCATAAAATCATCGTGTGAAAGTACTGCCATTTTTCTCACCTCTTTTCTATTTAAAATAATGGTCTGCACATCATCCAAACTGGCATACGTTTTCGCTTAGTCGGTGTAGGTGGTGTAGGTGGTGTAGGTGGTGTAACACCTGTTAGGTATTCATACCATGCATTAGCATATGCAACTCTTTTTTCTGCTACCTCTACACCTGCTCTTTCACGTTCTATGAGATATGCCATACATGCTGTAGTTACATTTGTAAGCTGTGAAAATTCTTCACCAGTGTATGGATAACCTTTAGCAGGTTTAGGTATCCATTGTCCACCATATCCGTTTATTATTTCATCCCACATTAACTGTGTTTGTATTTCACCATTAGACCAGTCAGTTCCATGAGCACTTGCGTATTCTGTTAAGTTACTGCTAGGTGTCCATTGTATTAAACCCCAACCACTGCTTGCACTTGCTGTTTGTTTCATACCTGGGTTAATGTTTGACTCCTGCTGTAGGTTTCCTAACATACCTGCTATACTTTCAATGGTAAAACCTTTACTATGAAAATATCCATAAAATTCAGTAGCATTGTTTTCCATTTGTGATTGTGTTAAGTAAGCACTTACTCCAACTTTAACTATCCATGCCATTATCTTATTCCTAAACTAAAAAGTTTATTCCATGTGTTAATACCGCACATACCGTCAGCAGATAAACCATGCTGTGATTGAAAATTTTTACATGCTCTTTCGCATCCTGCACCATATTTTGTATCAATGCTACCACTGTAATATCCTAACTTTGTCATAAGTATTTCAAATACTGTTACATCATTGTTTGAAGAACCTCTTTTTAATAAATTCATACTATAACCTGCACTTCCTTTATTTTCATTATAACGTAAATGATAACTCCAACCATAACTAGGTGTATAATATTTCCTTATACAAATTTCTTTTCCAGTCTGGTCGCCTGCTTTACGTCCTTTTGTAGTTCCATTTTCATCAATGCTTGCATGTACTATATGCTCACTATCTGTTGAAACACAAACATGTTTACCTACAGCTAAGTGTATATCACCTTTTCTAAAAGGTCTGCTACAAGAAGTAAAACCACAACGTTTTAACTGTTCATATAGATTTCTTGTTGTGCTGTTTACATTTACGTTAAAGCCTGCTTTAGCAAGTGCATGTCCAACTAATGAACTACAGTCAAAGTCTGGATTTCCACCTCTGTTAATCTGTGAATATCCATGCGAATTGTCATTTGCTATTGCAATCATATAGTCTGTATATGCATCAACTTTACTCATTCTTATCACTTCTTTCTACGTTCAAAACGTCACATAATTTCTGCAATACAATAGTATTATCATTTAATGCTGTAGTAAACTTATCTGTTTCTGCCTTGTGACTGTCGTTAAGTTTCATACAGTACCATGCCAAACATAAACACATTACTATAGGAAATCCCACTGTTGTTATAGCCTGCAAAATCATCTGCATTGTATCCATACCCTCACCCCCTTTCTTTATTCTTTTTAATTATATCATATTACTTGAAATTTTGCAATATATATGCTATAATAAATTGGAATAAATATAGGCAATTTTAAGAAAAGAGTACAACATTATGAGTGAAAATAAATATTATGACGGAACAAAATTGTTGTCAATGAAAGATATAAATGGATTAAAGCCTGAACTGTTTTTATGTACTACCAATAGAAGCGGTGGTAAAACAACTTATTTTGGTAGACTATTAATAAACAGATTTCTAAAATATGCTAAAAAATTCTGTTTGATTTATAGGTACAATTACGAGCTTGATGATGTATCTAATAAGTTCTTTAAAGATTTACAAACATTGTTTTTTAGAAACTATACTATGGAAAGTGAACGTTGTGCAAGTGGTATCTATCATAGTTTGTTTTTAAATGAACAACATTGCGGTTATGCTATTAGTTTAAATAGTGCAGACCAGTTAAAAAAATATAGTCACCTGCTTAGTGATACTGATAGTATGTTATTCGATGAATTTCAGAGTGAAACTAATCACTATTGTAGTGATGAAATAAGAAAATTTATCAGTGTGCATACGAGTATAGCAAGAGGACACGGGGAGCAGGCAAGATATTTACCAGTATATATGTTAAGTAATGCTGTTAGCATTATCAATCCATATTATGTCGAGTTGGGAATATCTGAAAGACTAAACAGTGAAACTAATTTCTTAAAAGGAGACGGGTTTGTACTGGAAAGTGGTTTCATAGAAACTGCAAGTAAAGCACAAAAGGAAAGTGGTTTTAATAGAGCATTTAAGAATAATCAGTATGTCGCATACTCAAGCGAGAATGTGTACTTAAATGATAACACTGCTTTTATTGATACACCAGTAGGAAAAGGAAAATATATTGCAACACTAAGATATATGGGACATGATTATGCTGTGAAACAATACATTGAGCAGGGCTTCTTATATATTGATGATAAAGCAGATAGTACCTTTAGAAGTAAAATAAGCGTCACTGTTAATGACCATGATATTAATTATGTTATGCTAAAACAGAATGATTTGTTTATTAGTCAGTTGAGATACTATTTTGAAAAAGGTTGTTTTAGATTTAAGAACCTTAAATGCAAAGAAGTTTTATTTAAGACTATCAGTTATTAGGTATCTGCTGTTGTATGTTCACTTGATACTGCTAGGTAGCACGTTTGAAAGATAACGCTAGTATGTATTGTCGTAAATGCTGTGCGCTTGTGTTCTGCAATAGTTATAGATATAGAAAAGGCAAGAGTTTTTACTCCTGCCTTTTTGTTTTTTATTTATAACAATTTAATATTTATCCATAATTTGTTCTCCTTTACTTATAAAAATGATTGTGTATATCTGTTGCAATTAATATGTTTAATGACAGTACAATTTCTCTTGTATCTTTTTTCTTTATAAAATCGTATGATAATAACTTTGAAATGTATAAACCATTTAAACAATATTCTATTTTATACTGCTCTGTAAGTGGTACATCATAAAACTCGATTGACCCTCTAAATCTTTTGCGTAGTTCCTGCACTACTTTTTCCATTTTATCATTCATATATTTATCTCTCCCTTGTAAAATAATCACAATCATATTTGTACTTACAAAAACAACATAAATGATTGCAAGTCTTTTCATGTTTCTTTGCTTTGTGTCTGTAATATAAATCTACTATCCATGTTATCATATTATTTTCACCTCATTTCATATGTCGTGTCCACTAGTAATACACCACCTTTAATTCTCTTAGGTAATAATTTTCCAGGAACACATAAACCAACTTTAAAGTCACTATAGTCTCTTTTTGTTGCTAAGAATTTTAATTCACTTTGTGTATAGTTATCACTCTCCTTTACTTCATAACCCTGCATTGATTTATTAAATAAATCTTTACATTTCTGTGGCATACCTGCACACTTAATATCATTGTATGGTTCATCAACTGGAATTAAATCATTATGAGTTATGTGTTCTATGTATGTTTTCTGTCTTGTAAAAATAGCTGTATCCCAACTACTCTCAAGTTTCCAACAACAAAATTTTACTGGGTCTACTGTTATTCCTTTTATCTTATCAGCAGGTAAATCACAATGAATACTGTCAGTATCAGCGTAAATAAATCCAGCTTTATCTACTCCATAATAGTTCTTTTGAGCCGCTGTGATTGTAAAGTTACGAGCATATGATGTTATTGCACTACCAGTTGCTATATGTCCTACCTTTTTGTTATTAGCAGGAACAATATAAAAACCTATACTTTCATCATCTTTTACATACGCAACCTTAAAACTACTATTGGAACTACTAGCTAGTTTACCATAAAGATTATTAAGAAACAATTTTGCTTCTGTACGCTTTGCACCTTTACTGTTCATTTTAATTTCTGCATAATGATTGATATAGTTATCAAATATTCCTTTCATAGAATAAAACCAACATCCGTCTAAAATTTCAAAGTCTACAAGTTCATAGTGCTTTAACATTAGTTTATAATCTGTCATGGTTACTGTCATTATTACTGCACTATCATGTATGTTACTATTTTTATCTTTATAATAACGATTATATGTGCCATCTTTATTCAGTATATCACTAGTTGTTAATGACTCTGTACCTTTATATAAATGATTGCCTTTTATCTGAATAAATGGTAACTTATTTTCTTTGATATAAAAGCGTGTTTTTATTCTTATGAAATAATATTTATTTTCTCCTATAGCTTCATTGGGTATTATATTACCACTCCAAAAATATGGTTTACCTATTGGAAAATAATTACCACTTTGAGAATGCATCATACTAGGATATAAAGAGTTTACGTCTCCAGTTGTTCCGTTATGTCTAACCTTGTTTTCTTTTCCTTTTACTAAGTAGCACCAACCCCCTCTATAACTATGACGTATGTATTCATCAGCATTTGACGAACCGAAAATATTTTTATCAAGAGCAACTTCATCAAGAGGTGGAAATAAATCTTTATAATCATAAGCACCAGTAGTCTTTTTATATTCTTCCATACAACATGAACCTATTGTAAGTTTATCATGTCCGTCATTGAATAACTGTTCAAGTGCTTCTTTAACTACTAATACGTCATTAGCTATGTATTGTTTTTCTTCATCAGTTATATTACATCCTGCGTATCTATAACCAATATATTCCATATCTAATTTTTGATGTTTTGTTTTAAAAGATTTTCCTATTTGCTTTACTGAAAATGGTAATAGTTTTAAGCTGTCTCTTAATTCTATTGTGTGATTATTAACTTTAATAGTTAATGTATACCATTGACCCATATCAGATATTGTATATCTAAAAGTTTTATTTTTCATATCTTTTATTGCAATAAATTCTGCTTGAGTCTGTTCATCATTTAAGTAATGAATAGCCTGCTCATACTTTAATTTTGTTAGCAAGTATGACAGCCAAAAATTTCCGTCAAATTTTAAGTTATGATAATAAGCAACTATGTCACAATTTAATGTTTTAAAATATTGAAACTGTTCATCTATTGAATGAAAAATATTTACATTTTCTGTGTAAAACTCAACGCTTGCACTTGCCCAAACTTCTGTTGCTGTTTGACCCTCATAAACTGTAGTTTCAAAATCACACATAAATTTTCTAACGTTTTGTTTCTTATTCTTCATCATAATTAGCAAGTGTTTCTAACCAATTATTCGTGGCTATTTCCATTTCTTTTGACATATTGTTATAAGATAAAATGTTTAATGCTTGTACTATATTTGACCTTATTCTACTATCTTCGCTATCACCTGCTATTACTTCTAAACTTTCTATTATTTTACCTTCATTATCTTTTAAATGATTATAATAGTCCTGTCCAAATTCCTGCATATTATCTTGTAACATTGATATAACTTTGTAATAAAAACTTTCCAATGATATTTCATTCATTTTATTATGCGAACGTTTATAAACATATCTACTATTAGGTAAATCATATAACATTTCTTTAATCGTATCTACTATATCGTGTTGTTGTGTAGTAAATCTCTGTTCTAAATCTTCTCTTGTTTCTTTTAAAAGCTTTTGCGTTATAGTTTTAGGAATATCAATGTATGAAACGTCAACTCCTTTATCAGTGTACTCTTGCATTAAATCAGATAATGCTTTTTGATTTTTTGATAAACGTTTCTTTGCCATACTTGTGTTTCTCCTCTCTAAATTAATAAGACCCCTGCTAACTTAATAGCAAGGGTCAGCAGAAAAATAAAATTTTATTTTACTGATTTTACATCTAGAGCGCAGTCGATATAAGGTCTACCAGCCTTTGTTGTACTACTAACTTTGATAACACTGAACTGTTTACCATGCATAATATTAACGATATTATCAAAACTACGCTTGAAAGTAGCTGACTGACAAGAGAATACCTCATTGTCTGGTGTAATGATTGATAATATATCAACGCTATCTCCGTTTTCTTTTTCGTCTGTAAATGTAAGATATCCTGCTACTGAAATACTTGTGTTGTCCGTTACATCCTTTAATGACTGAATACCTCTATCTAATGTCATTAAATACTGCTCTACCTCTGTAAAATCCTTTGACTGTGAATTAATTGTAATTGCCATGTTTGTTTATCTCCTTTTCTTTTTTATTCTGCGTCTGACTGCTCTGTCTCAATCGCTTTACGTGTAGCAGGGTCAAGTATCTTTGCGCCCTTGATGAAGTCTGCTTCATCCATGCCATAAAGTTCATTAACTTCCTTGAGTGAACGAATTGCAACAAGTGTGCAAGCATCTGTGTTGTAAAGTTTTGATGATATTTTTAATGCTTTGTCCTTGTCAGCAATCTTGCCAGTAAGTGTAAACTCCTGCTCGAATGTCTCAGCAGTCTGTGGATTTACGCATAAAGCTGTGACTGATGTTGAAATAATTGTACGTGTAACCATTGGTTTTCTCATAGTCTTTTTTCTCCTTTTCTTTGTGCTATGATTTGTAAAGTTAAATGTAATAAAGTTGTAACACCATAAGGTGTAGTAGTCAAGTTGATTTTTTGCAATCTATTTGATGATAGCTTTACTATCTCTTGACTATCAAACAAGACATAAAATCATCTAATCTATGTCGAATTGTAATTATACAATCATCACGTATGATTGTATCTGTTGTAATATCGTTACTATCAGTTTCACAAAATATTTGACGTGTATTATCATCTGATATAAGTTGTGAATATAAAGTTTCTATCAATGTTAATCACTTCCTTTTTCTTTGAGGGGCCCGCACTATTGAGTGTCGTATTGTCTAACAATAGTGCGGTATCATAGTATTAAAGCAAACGTTTTGTAAAAGATGTATTACCTCTTTACATATTATATAGTACAGTAGTAATGTAAATGCAGTATGACTAAATTGTGAAGATTTTATGAACTTTTCAATATTTAGTTTCTGCAATTTACGAAAATTTACGAAAATACATACGATTTAGTAATAATTGAGAATATTATTGGCATAATCCATATAGCAATTATTACACTTTAACATAAAATGTCTTTCATCTTCGGATATCCTACCAGTATCATATAAATACCATACTTTGAAACGTAATAAATCTGAAATATGCCGTAATAATATTAATGCTTTATCTTTAGGATAACATGCAGTAATAAAGCAGTTGTACTCGTAGCGTATAATTCGCTCTAATTGATGTAATCTCTTATTCATATTATAAAACCTCCTTTATATTAACACTTAATTTGAAACGCTTATGCATATCACTTATACATTTTTCTAATTTAATACGTTCATGCATTTCTTCAAGGCACATATTTCTATAATAAATATTCAAATCTAATAGACAACTATAATTTCTATACATTACTCTCATTTGAGTGTACACAGCACTTATTAATATTGTTATGTTACTAGTAAAACTATTTAAATTTACATAAGGTAAACACCATATAACTTTTCTAATCATTCTATATCTTCGAAATATTATTTTACTTGCATTTTGATAATAATTCATACTATAAAAAATCTCCTTTCAATTATCTTGTGATAAAGCTTGACTATGCTATCTGCAATTTCCTTTGATGATACACCACACATCATGTCATATGTAAGTGTATCAAGGAAAAATCTTTTTTCACCTAACTCACGTGTTTTAACTATGATATACCACATATTTTCTATATTAGCATATTCATAAAATATTTTACCCTTTACTTTTGTAGCAACTTTGGTTGCTATTTCTATAACAAAATCTTCGTAAACTTCATCAATATCAGATTGTGACATTTTTCTATTTTTGTATAACATGTTTTTTGTACCTCTTTTCTATTCTTCTACTTTAACGTAAATCATTTCTTTTCCTGATAATGCTTTAAAACTTATTACTTTCAGTCGTGATATCTGTTTGTTTTTCAATATTTGAGAACGAGTATAAAACTCGTCGATGTCATACTGTATATCATGCAACCAAAAGCTAGTAGTAGCACTAAGTTTGACTAAAGTGCCTAACTTTATATTGTTAGTCATTTATTTTCACCTCTTTCATTATTTACTATATTCAGTTGTAAAGCCTATGCGTGGACTTACACCACGCTGTGCGCTTTACGCTTAGGCTGTGAAAAAATTTTTATGATTTTAAATCTATTATTATGCAACTACCTCCTTCGTCCCCCACTGAATAAATAGTATCTATCAAATAATCAAAATATTTATTAGGAATATCTTTAGCCAAGCCATGCCATTCTTCAATTCTATATTTTGTACTAAAAACTATTTCGGTAGTACTCAATAGTACTCTATATATGTCTTGTACTGTCAAATTATTTCACCTCTTTTCTATTTTCGTCAAGTTCAACCGCATATTCTAAAAAATCTTTTTCAGTAATACCATATAACTTTGAAGATTTTTCTGCATTTACAAGTTTTAAGAATTTTGCATTATTGCTATAATCTATTGCAAACTGTTTTTCGATATCCTTATCGCTTAAATCTCCGATATAAGACTCGTTTAAAGTTATAACTTCGTTTGTGTCAAGATTAAAAGCCATAATTTCTACATTAGTTGTTACGATTGTTCTTGTTATCATTTTTTCTTTTCTCATAGTTTTGTCTCCGTTTCTTTTTTGTGGTTGTTTATTTTGTTACTTGCTGATATTGCTATCAGTGATACAAGGGAGTCGGAGTTGCACCGACTCGACAGCTTTTAAACTGTCCAAAACTCTTGCCTTGTTTTTGTAATATATAAGTGACCAATAAAATCATCCGTTGCGATGTCGTATACATCAATTAACAATGTAAACATCATACAATTATAACTGTTTATTGTAAAATTCCTAAACGTATAGTTTAGTTCGTTCGTGTTAGCTGTGTTATACCATTTCAACCATGAATTATAAATATTGTATTTTGCTTCACTAGATTTATTATAACAATCACCTAAACCGCGCACTTCTCTAATAGGGTACAATTCACCCTTAACCTTTCTGACCTCAAAAGTCTCATTATTCAATTTAATATACTGCTTCATACTATACACCTTAGCACTCTATTTGAGTACCCCTTTCCTTTATCTTTAAGTACATTATAACGGTCAGTTGTAAACAGCGTATGTCCAAAATGTAAACAAATTGTGAACATTTTATATAGTACTATGATACTAAGTTAGACACAACTAACTTCGCGCACTCACGGTACCACACTGACGTGTTAACGCTGTACCACTGCAATGCGTCACCACTTT